TCCCCACCGCGAACGAGTGAACGTTCGCATGATGTGACTCCTTCTCAGGTGGTTACGTCTTCGGCTTCTGCCCGAGGACGTTCTCTCGGAACCATCCAATGCGGTCCTTCACGCCCTGACCTTTGGGTGGGGCGGTTCGGCCCGGTGCCGGTGGCGTCCCTGCGGGAGCCACGGCGGCCGCGGCGCGCCGGCCCTGCGATGCCCTGACCAGTCGGCGGGCTTGTGCATTGGCCTGTTGCGAGAGCCGTTCTGCGGCTGCCTTGTCGGGCTTGGCCTGCGGAACGGGGCTCACCTGGCCAGTCACGAGCTGGTTGGCCTTCTCCTTCGTCAGGCCATACCGCTCGAGTCGCCGGGCGATCACCTCCACGACCTGTCCCGGCTTCAATGCCGTCGAGTGATTCGTTCGACGGTAAAAGTTCTCGACGTCCCGAAGGGCGTCGTCCACGAAATCGGTGGCGTCCGCGTCGGGGAGTGCCAGCGCGATCGACTCGACCGTGCTGCGGACCACGCGCGTTGCGCGCTGCGTTTCCCGGCGATCCTCGAAGGTCTCCGTCAACTCGCCCTTCTTCTTGAGCGAGTCGCGTTCCATCTCGGCCCGCTCGAGGGCCCGCTTGTCGGGGTTCTCGGTCCAGAGGCCGAGTTTCTCGCTGATCTTCTCCAGCATCCCGTCGCGGGCCAGGATGTGGAGTACGAGCGACTCCTGCACGTCCTCGGGGACCCGCTCGATCAGGAAGCCGGCCGGGTCGTGCTCCAGGTGGTGGTCGATGAAGGCGAGCATGTCCTCGCGCTCCTCGACCTGGCTGATACGGCGGGTGAACTCTTCGCGGCGCATCCCTTCGCGGAGGTTCTGCTGGAGCCGTTCGTAGGTCTCCTGATCCTCGACTTCGATCTCGAAGGGAGGGTCGGTCGGCTTCCGGCCCCGGAGCGCAATCTTGAGGCTCTTGGACTCCTCGCCCTCTTTCTCGGTCTCTTTCTCGAGTTCCTCGCCCTCGGCGTCTTCCTCGGCCTCGCCCTCACCCTCGGCCTCTTCCTCGACCGTCTCGTCGCCCGGCTTGTCGTCGGGACCTGGTTCGACCTCGGCCTCGGGCTCGAGCCCTTCCTCGATCGTGGCGACGGCTTCCTTGTCCTCGCGCTCGCCCGTGAACGCGAGTTCGCCAGAACGGACGCGATCGCGAAGGCCCTGCACCATCTCGTGAATGGCGACCGCGCCAGCGGCGCCCTGCGATGGCGGGATGGGCGGATTCGGTGTGGCGACCCCAGGTTGCGAGTCGTTGTCGAGGAATCGGCGGACGCGATCAATCAGTGGCATCGTTGCGAGGGGTTACGCCGCCGCCTGTTCGGTTCCAGCCGGCGCGCCTTCACTGGCGGGCGGGGTGGCTCCGGTGGGACCCGGGCCAGCGGAGGCGTCGGGAATGCCGCCGGCGAGGGCTTGCTGCGCCATCAACTGTTCCATCATCTGCTGCTCGAGCAAGGCCAGGTGGCCCTCCCGGTGAATGATGAACTGCAGTTGCGTCATCGGGTCCAGCCGGAGGAAGTCCGGCCCTTTCATGTAGTCTTCGTGGACCCACAGGTGCATCGCGTTGTCGTACCAATCGAAGAGGGGAATCTCTTGGGCCGGGGCCCCTTGCAGCAAGCGCGCGTTTTCCTGGCGCGCGGTGATGACGTCCCGACCGCCGGGCAGGAGCGCGCGGCCGATGTGTGGAAAGTGGAGGACCTCGGCGAGTTTCGTGATCGCCGGCGGTGTCCCGGGCTGTCCGAAGGCGCCCAGTCCATAGAGCTGCATCGAGTTCGCGCGCCGCTCGCTCCGGGACTCCGGCATCATCGACTCCAGGTCCGCGATGATGTTGACGTGCGCGTATTCGAAGAGTTCGGGCAGGACGGTGATGGTCTGCTGCGCCTGATCCTCGCCGGCCACGCTGATGATCTTCTCGCGCGGCCAGATGACCGGAATCCAGGCAAAGGCAGCGGCCATGAGGCGCGCGTAGCCTTCCGGTGCGCGGCGCAGGGTGGCCCCGAGGAAGCGGTCGGCGTTGAACCGCAGTTCCTCGACCACTTTGCCCGAGGCGTCCAGCGAAGGGAGCCGCCCCTCCGAGCCCTCGATGTTCCCCAGGTCTTGCATCTCGGCCCGGAGCGCCTCCTGAATCCGCCACACGTCCGAGGGCATGGACGGCGGATTGAGATAGTCGAGGGGTGGGACATTCGCGCGCCGGGTGGCCACGATGATCTGCCCGGGCTTGTTCGTCAGGCTCTTGGCCTTGAAGCCGGAGAGCGCGTCGGCCACGAGCATCGGGTTGCACTGGAGGTTCCGGTGCTCGAAGAGTTGCGCGTAGCCGCGGTTGTACGACTTCTGGAGCGGCTTGAGCATCTCGACCGGCGTCGTCCCGGAGTGCCGGCCCGGGAGCTTCACAAACTCCCACTTCTCGATCGGGCTGGTGTTCGGGAACCTGGCCGGCCGGGGACCGTCGTAAGCAACCTGCTCCCCCACGACGACGATCATCCGGCCGCCAGGCGATTCGTCGGTCTCGCGCATGTCGGGGTCCGACGTCGGGGCCTCGAAGTGCGTATAGACCGGCGCCCGGCCCTCGCGGAGGTTGACCGCCACGCCTTCGGCCCCGAGGGCGGCGGCGGCCGAACCGTACCAGCCGGACCCGAACAAGAGGCGCGTCATCTCCATCGTCTGGGCGATCGAGCCCGACTGCTGCGGTGGGGTGACAAGGCCAAACCGCCGCTCGATGTCGGCGACCCGCTGGTGTGAGATGTAGGAGTGCCAGGCTTTCCGGCTCCACGGCCGGGGTCCCCATTCGCCGCGACACTGAATCGGACACGGGACGTCGAAGGTGATCTCGCCCTGGCGCTCGACGTGGGGCTCACCGGTCTCGCGGTATTCGTCTTCGGAGACGAGTTCGGCGAGGACGTTCCCGTTCTGGTCGTAGGGGGCCCGCTCGACCTGGCGCTGCACCTGAGTGCCGTCGGGCCGATCAAGGGAGAGGACGGCCGGCCCTTCCCAGGTCTCCCAGTCGCCGCGGTCGGGGTCGACCCCGGTGATGATGTACGAGGATCCGGCGGCGATCAGCCAGGCCATCATCTGGTCGTTCACGTCCGGCATCTGCCCGCAGCGCCAGAGGTACTTGCCGATCGGGTCGGAGACCTCGGCCAGCATGGCGTCCTTGCGGTCGGCTGTCGCTGGCTGGTAGCTGATGATGGCCGGGTTCTCGGTCATGCGCGCGTGCGTGAGCATGAACCAGTAGAGCAACCGGTTGATGACGGGCCGCTGGCGCCACCGGCGCTCCTGCTCATCCATCCAGCGCGTGATGTCGACGTAGTGGCCGAGGAGGGGCGAGAAGACCTGCCACTGGAGTCCGGCGATCATCTTCACGTTGTCTTCGACCTCGCGCTCCCACGGCCGCAGGACATCGTCCTGGGCGTGGTACATCCCTTTCACGTAGGCGACCCGATCGCCGTCGAAGCCGTCGGGGGTATAGGGGTCGGCGCGGAAGGGCGGGCGGGAGAGGGCGTCAGCCATCGGTGGGTGGTGCCGAGGGAGCGTCGACGAACTTCGGCCGCGGTCCGAGTTTCCGTTTCGGGTGCCGGATCGCGTGGGCGAGGCGCGCCTCTTCGTTGTGGGTGAGTCCGCGTTCGCTCCGCTGGCCCCGCACGTATTCGACCGCGCCGATCATCTTCGCGCGCCAATTGGCGAGACGTTGCCAGGGGTCCGACGGCGGCATCTCGAGGCCGAGGCGGGCGCAGAGGCCGGAGACAACCTGCTTGACCTGATGCTCGCTCAGATAGGAATTGAGGCGCTTCGGAATAATCCACATCGGATACCCGAGGTACAGCAGGTGAATCAACTTCTGCTGCTGCCCGGAGAGTCCGAGTTCCTCGGGGAAGGGCACCCAGTCCGTCAGGACGGGCGGCATTAGCTGGTGAGTCCGTGGCCCTGCGCCAGCATCGCCATCGCCTGCTCGCGCGCCTGCTCGGGCGAGAGCTCGAGCCCATAGGCTTTCGCCATCGTCAGGAGGTCTTTGGCGCCGGCCTCGATCTCTTCGGGCCGGACCTGGGCCGGGAGTCCACGGCCGGCCGCCTCCTCGGGCTCATCGCCGTCCATCTGGTAGACGCCGGGCCGTTCGGCGTTCGCCACGGGAGCGCCGACCAGGGCTCGGAGGTCGCGATTCCGGACGCGCTCGCCGAGCCAGAGTCCGATCGCCAGGGCGCCGAAGCCGAGACTACAGAGGACCAGCGTGAGGGCGCCGAGGATGAGCCAGCCGGAGACGGCGATGGTGACGCTCATTCGTCAATGATACGGCCGGCGGCGTCGAACCGCTTGCGGCTCGGGGCGGGCTGCTCGGGGAGCGGGATCGTGAGCGCGCTCGGCTCGATCGGGGTTACCGGCTGCTCGGGGTCGATCCTGGCCGGCCGTTTGAACCAGCGGATGGGCGCCGAGACGATCGCCTTCACCAGCTTGAGGAACGCATAGAACGGGGATGCCTTCCGGCGCTGGCCCTCGTAGTAGTTGAGCCAGAACCAGAGCTCGCCCCGGTTCACGTACCGTTCGCTGTGGGAGAGCCACTCGGAAACCGAGGGCGCGTTCAGGCGCATCTTCACGCGGCCCTTTGGGGCGCTGTTTCCATTGCCGGGGGCCATCAGTACATCTCTCCGAACTGGCCATCCTCGAGCGTCTCGAATCGGTCCGGATCGATGAGCGGGTCCCAATGCCGGTGGGTCATCTCGGCCTCGTACTGGAGGGTTTCCGGGGCCCAGGCATCGATCGCGGGCGCGCCGAATTCTTCGTCGGCCGATTGGGGCCGTGAGGCTGCGGCGTACCGGGTCTCGTCATAGATGTCGTCGCCGCCCCGCCCGTATTCATCGGCATCCACCTTGAGGACGTCGTTCATGTCGTCCGGGTCTGGAGTCATCGACTCCAACTGGGCGATGGCAGCGATGTTACCCTGATTCCGGAAAAAGACAAGGTCGGGGACGCCGTCGATGCCTTCGCCTTCCTTGTCCTTGAACTGCAGCGCGCGCTTCAACGTCTGGAGGCCCTGCACGCGATCGATGTTCGCCCGGGTCAGGTAAATTCCATACTCCTCGAAGACCTCGGCGATGGATGGCGTGTTCTCGCCCATCGAGGCTTTCTTGGCCCAGGCGTCCCAGCCGGCGGTAATGTAGGACAGGCGTTCGATGACGACGTGCTCGCGGATCGTGCGGGCGATGGCGTCGGGGAGCTGGCGGATCTTCGAGAGCGTCTGGAGCTTGAAGATGCGGCCGTCCTCGTTGACGGCGTACTCACCGAAGACCCACGGGTGGGCGTAGCCCCAGTCGAAGGACCCGAAGCGGAGCCAGTGGGGCGGGACCTCGAAGGGTTCGATGAGGTGAATGTCCCGATTGAGTTCCGAGAGCATCGCCCCGGCGCCCGCATGGAAGTCGCCGTCGCGCTGCCAACTGCGCCAGGGTTCGGGGAGCCGGTTGAGCCGGCGCTCGTAGCGCGGGTCGCGCTGGCGAAGCACCTGATTGTCGGCGAGGAGCGCCTGGACGAAGGCGTACTGGTCGGGGTGCTCGTCGGACTCGCTCGAGAAGTTCCGATCGATGAAGAGGCGCTTGTACCAGAAGTGGCCTTTCGAGCCCGGGTTGCTGGGGAAGAGGGCAAAGGGCCGAGTCCCGTCGATCGTGGCGCGCAACCGGTTGCCGAGGAGCCAGGAGACCTGAAACCACGAGTAGTGGGTCGCCTCTTCGAAGACGATGATGTCGTAGTCATTCCCGGTGTAGCGGAAGACGTCGGAGTCGACCTTGAGGTAGCCGAAGTACGTCCTCGAGCCGTTGTACCAGGTGGCGCAGAAGTCGTCGCCGTTCCAGTCGTAGAGGCGGACTCCGTCGATGACGTCCGGGACTTCGGTCCGGAAATTGTTGACGTGGTTCTCTTTGACCTCGCCCTCGGTGCGCCGGAAGATGATGCTTTTCGAGCCCGGCCAGAGGAGCGCGGCAGCGACGACGACCGCGCGCGAGAGGTAGGACTTGCCGCCGCCAGCCGCGCCCCCGTAGCCGATGTTCTCGGGGTAGGGCTCGTCGACCTCGCGTGCGAGCGGCGTGAGGTTGAAGCACTTCCACTGCTTGGGCTGGAGGGCGTAAAGAACCCGGTCGCCGGCCGAGGTTTCGACCGTCGCGACCGGGTGTCTTGGAACGGCGCTCTCAGGCAGGGCCGATACTGATGCTAAGGCTGACGGAGCCGCCGTCGTCGCCAGCATGGCCGCTGGACTGCACGGTTACGCTCCGATCGCCGTAGTGGGTGGCGACTGCCCAACCCACAGCGGCCAACGCATCCACCATTCCGACGCTTTGGGGCGTGCCGACTTCGCGGTGCGTATCGGCTTCGGCCTGCAGTTGTTCGGCGACTTCCTTTCCGGTGCCGCTCTTGCTGATGGACCAGGACATTTACTTCTCCGGTTAGAGTTCCTTCACGACCACGGTCAGGATGACGGCGCCCGCCTGGGCCTCGACGACCAGCTTGGCAAAGGCGAGGGCGGCCAGGTCGTCGGTGAAGGTGGGGACGACGTACCGCTCGGCCGCAACGACGAGATCGACCTCGGTGCCGCCGTCGTCATAGACGGGCAGTTGAGTCCCGGTTTTCGTCGGGCTCGAGGTGAATTTGAGCGAGGTGCCTTCGAAGCCGGCCGGGATGTAGATGCCGGCGATCTTGACCTTGTTGAAGTCGATGACGCCGGACTCGGTGGCGCCATCGGCGATCGGGACAGCAATCGAGCGGACGTTCATGGGTGCGGGAGCGAGGGGAGGGGTCGCCAGAGCCGTTGGCTGCGGTAGTCGAACCAGACGGCGGCCCAGGTCACGGGCACGGAGTCGGTCTGGGTCACGCCGACGGCCTGGATCGCTTTCGCGCACATCTGCGAGAGCGGATTGCCCCCTCGGGTGCCCCACGAGACGAGGGAGTCGCCGGCGGCGAGGGTTTTGAAGCGGACGGGGGGCCAGGCCAGGCGGCGGGTGCCGGCCATATCCTCGAGGACGGCGCAGAGGGTGACGGTGTCGACGCCGGGGTTGGGGAACCACTGGGCGTCGCTGTTGGTGGCGTAGTGGATGGCGAAGCCGACGTTGCCGGGACTCCCGGGATTGCAACTCGGCGG